CTGTTGTAGATTGAATGCAATGGCATCTAAATCGCCTGCTAGACGCGTCATTACTACTGCTAGAGATTCTTCGAGCAAAATGACGTCATTTATTGACAAATTGAGGCTCTTTTGTCCGCTTTTTCGAGCGATTCTGGCCTTTTCTAGGAACATTTCGATAGGTAATGTATTCAAGGGTTGCATTGGTCTTTACTCACTGAATTTAGCACAGTCCTCATTTCAAGGTCTGTTTTGAATGGACCTTTATAAGGATACCGTTCGAGTGTAATTAACTTAGGACAAAAGCTCTTAACCCATCCTTTGCGGAATTGAATTACGTAATAGCCTGCACAATATAGGCTTTTACTCTTGGAACTTTTTGCATAGATCGGCAAACGTTTTTGAACATTCCATAGTGGACCGTATGCTTTACCGTTAGTTGGAAATCCGTAAATTTCGGTAGGCAAAGGAGGCTTTGTTACTTTTTCTTTCTTTGAGATATCTTCGGAAAGAGTTATACCAAATCTTTCCTTGATTTCTTTTAGATCGTGTACTTCGAATTTTTGACCACGGCACAATAAGCTATACCCTTTTTTCTCTTTGCTAAGGGTAGCTAATTTTTCTCCGCCGTTTTCTAGAATCCAAAATTTATTTGGAACTAGTACTTTTGCTCTCGTAATCATTGGTGATACCTTGCGTTTAGCGGCTCTGCATAACTTTGTACTTGTTCACTGACTTTGACAAGATCGTGCTGGCCGCAAAATTTCATAAGTCGAATACCGACTTGACTAATATTCTTTTCTTTGTCGATTTCTGCCTGGATTGTTTCTACAATTTGCAGTTTAACATCATCGGGTTGAGCCTTAAGGTCGCAAAGAACAATGTTTCGATTGTAGTCCTCTAGAACGCGATGTTCTTTACCTTCGTGATCAGTCCACCGTTGAAGCATTAGATTATTCCATGCCCACCCTTTAGAGTTGCGATCTGCAAATGCTTCTTGCAATCCGACTTTATTTTTAGTGCCTTTTTCACGAACACCTGGGTATGCACTGAACACATTATCGCTGGTATCGCCGCGCATACATTTCTTGAACAACTGCCATTCTGGCTCAGGAGCAGGTTTAATTTCGCCTGTCTTTTTGTCCTTGATCGGTTTACCTTTGTCGTCGAAGTAACCTTCGTGAGTAATGGTCATATTCATTACACCGTTGTACTGTTTTACATTGGGCGCAATTAATTGTGCAAAATCACCGTCTGTTGAGATAATAACATGATTGTCATTAGGGTGAGCAGCGATCCACCCTGCGATTAGATCGTCGGCTTCGAGATTGGGATGGCGCAGTACGGAGCAATTAGTTTTTTCGTTGATGTATTCTTTAAACACATCAAATGTTTCCCAAAACAGCTTTTCTTCTTCAGCTTCTCGAACTGAATGAGCAGCACGAGCATCACTGCGATTACGCTTATATGGCTCATAATAATCTTTGCGCCACGAACGACCTTCGAGGCAGAAAACAACATGTTTGCCATCAAAGTCTGCCCACGCTTTTCGAATAGAACTAAGAATAACGTGCAGGCTCATTCCGACTTTTTCGTGAGCATCGCCGCGCATAGCATGCCGTGCTCTAAAAAATGTATTCGCAGTATCTACTAGAATATATGTCATTATCCGATTTCGCTCTTTCCGTTTCCGAGATTGTTGACATTAACGTAACCGCCGTATCTACGGTCCATTGGTAACCCTTCGTCGTTGCCGATTTCTCGGCAAAGGTCTTGAAACCATTTATCGACGAGTTCTTCGTCTGTACCGCCTGTGTAGCCTGCCTCGCGTAATGACACAATAAAATATTCATTCCAGTCGAGTTCAAAAAAACCATTCTTAGGATTTTCTTGATTAACCTGCACATCAATTACAGCTACCCACGGTTCTTTATTTGCGTTAGCAATTTCTTTTGGAGTTAGCGGAGTACTAGGTACAGTATATTTTTCAGCTTCTTTCTCTGCACCCTTACCGGTAAACCAATTTATGAATCTATCAAACATTGTCATTCCTTATGTAGCCCAAGCGTTCTTAAACAACGGCACTTGCAAACGATCACTATAACGCAAACCGTGTTGCAGTGCAAGCAATGCGACATTCTTATTATTTAATGCATACACGCTTTCTACACCACCTACGGGCATTAAGTAGATCGGACCGTTAAATCCTGCATTACGATATAAGTTTGATACTTCTAACGCTTCGTTGGCATCGTCTTCGGTGGCAACTACAAACTTGAGATAAGCATAGCCTACCTGTTCGTAATCGCAGACAATTTCTGGCCGGATTGCTTCTTCGCGCTTTTCGCCACTGACACTTAGCTTAGGACTTACACTAAATGTAATTTCTCTAGCATTGTCTTGTTGCTGCCATTCGATTAGATACTGCTTAAATCCATTATCTAATTCTTGCGTACCATTTGTTTCGAACGTGATTTCTTTAAGATTACGCATCTTGAAATTGCCGAGCAATTCTGGATATGAACGCTGCCAACCTAGCAGCGGCTCGCCGCCCGTGATAACAAGGTGCTCATCGCGCCATTCGTTATACGGAAGAAGTCCCAAGATGCGATCTACGATCTCACCCGTTTCTACCTGCGGGGACAGACCTTTAAAACGCGGGTCCCAAGATGCGTAACTATCACAGCCTGTGGTGACAAGTGGAAGAGTGTGATACTCTGTATACTGTGTTGGATCAAGAGAGGATGCTTCGGTGCTCAATTCTCCCTTGGGCATTCCGAAGCCAGCGCACTTGAAATTGCAACCAAATGTGCGTAAGAAGATTGAAGGGACACCCATATATCGACCTTCGCCTTGAATACTATAAAATAATTCTGCTAGTTTAATCTTGCTCATTCGCCGTCACCTGATTCATCTAATCCAAGAAGGTATCCTTCGAGATGCCCTTTAGAATGGCCTGCATAAAATGCATGACCCATCCATTTTTCGACTTCTTCTGAAATTTCAGGAAAGTCGCTGAAGTCTTTTGTACGTTGAAGTTCGATCCATTGTTGAAATTCGTTCATTTAATCTTTGCCCTTTAGACTATCTATAATTACTTTTCTTTCACGATTATACACTTGATCTTTCAAAAAGTCAAGCAGTTCGTCGTGCTGCATTGTTTCGGCTTTATTTAGAATATTCTTACAGGCCAGCATGTAATATCTACTTCTAGCCGCCGCCTTAAATTTTGCTTGATCTTCTACATGGAACTGCAAGCATTGTCTGAAAACTTCTGCAGCCTGCGAAGGAGTTCCGCTCCACTTAACATCTCCTTCTGGAGTAATTCTTACGACTTCTTTATTTCCCTGCGAATTGAACGTAATTCCGGTATTTTGAAAACTCGAACTAAAATTCATTCCTGTGGAGTAATAATGCGTAGGTGAAGTATATCCAGTAACGCCATTTGTTACGGTAAGTTTTGTCATAGTGCTTGCCCATTTATTTCGAATGATGAATTCTCTTGCGTTTGAATTACTCATCATTGCTGCACTTTCAACATGTAGAATTAATGAACTCAACCTAGATAGCAGATAGATAATTTTAGGAAGAATTTTAACTTTTATTTTTGCTTTAACTAATTCAAACATTTGATTTACTTTGAAAACACCCTGTTAAACTGATTATTAACTCGCACAAAAGTAGTGCATTTGCTTAACTGTTTTAAATTTTCTGCACCGACGTATGTGCAAGTGCTGCGCAATCCGCCGAGTATATCTTGTAGGGTGCTTGTAATTGGCCCTTTATAAGGTACTTCTACAGTCCGACCTTCTGAACTTCTATACTCGGCGACTCCACCGTGGTGTTTTTTCATTGCAGTTTCGCTGCTCATTCCGTAGAATTGTACACAACGATCTCCGATTATAATAGGTTTACCTTCATCAGTATGCCCGGACTGCTTCCAACGAGTAACTATTGTGCCACCGCCTTCGTCGTGACCGGCAAGCATTCCGCCGAGCATTACAAAGTCAGCACCTGCACCAAATGCTTTAGCCACATCTCCGGGACAAGTGCATCCACCATCAGCAATAATATGCCCGCCCAAGCCATGAGCGGCATCAGCGCACTCAATAATCGCGGACAGTTGGGGATAACCGACACCAGTTTGGATCCTAGTTGTGCAAACACTACCAGGCCCAATGCCCACTTTAATAATATCAGCTCCACGTAAAATTAACTCCTGTGTCATATCTGCGGTAACAACATTGCCCGCAATGATAGTGTGTTCGGGAAAAGTTCTGCGAACCAGTGCAACAAAGTCACCGAATGATTCACTATAACCGTTAGCAACATCAATGCAGATAAAATGAACATACGGATATGTTTGCATTAGAAGTTGCAAGCGTTCAAAGTCCTTGTCGCTAGTGCCAGTGCTAACTGCAAATCTATGAGGATTTAATCCAAAAGGAATTTCAACAGTATCTTTGGTTAAGCAGGTAAACAACTCGTAATTTTGCAATGATTCTGCCATTTTGACGGTGCCGACTCCGTCCATATTGGCAGCCATAATAGGAACGCCTCTCCACGCTCGACTGCTATGTTTGAATGTATATTCACGCCGAAGATCTACATCTTTGCGACTAGTCAGGGTTGATCGCTTTGGGCGAATTAACAC